CTCCTAAGACGATTCGACCAGGAACTTCTAATCCGCAGAGTTCCGAGAATGAAACATTTAAAAAAGAGAGAGCCGTATTACGCCAATCTGGCAATAAAAAAGATGCGGTTCGTTTATTTGAACGATTTTTATAAAGGAATTTAATCATGGCAGCATATGATCGCTACACCGCTATTGGTGCGCGTGAGGACTTAACAGATGTTATTTATGACATCAGCCCTACCGACACCCCAATCATGTCATCCATTGGCAAAACCAAAGCAACATCGGTTACGCATGAATGGCAAACAGATAGTCTCGCAGCAGCAACCACAGCCAACGCATTAGTTGAAGGCGCAAGTGCTTCTGAGGGTACTATTACCCCAACAACCCGTCTCGCAAACTTGACACAGATCGTAGGTAAGACTGTTATGGTTTCTGGTACTCTCTTGGCTTCTGACCTTGCTGGTCGTAAGTCTGAGATGGCTTACCAGTTGGCTAAAGCATCTGCTGAAATCAAGCGCGACATCGAGACCATCATTACAGCAAACCAAGGTCAGACAGCAGGTTCGTCTGGTTCGTCTGCTCGTAAGATGGGTTCTTTGCTCTCGTACATCAAGACCAACACAAGCAAGAATGGTACTTCACTTACTGGTGTAGACCCAACAACCCTTGGTGTCTCTACTCGTACAGATGGATCAACCCGCACATTTACCGAGACCATCCTCAAAGATGTTATCGCTAAAGTATTCTCTAGCGGTGGTACACCATCAGCATTGTTTGTTAGCCCTGCACAAAAGCAAGTTGTATCTGGCTTTACAGGTTTGGCAGCACAACGCTACCAAGTACCTACAAGCGGTCAAGCAACCATCCTAGCTGGTGCTGATTTATATCAGTCCGACTTTGGTGTATTGCAGATCGTTCCTAACCGCTTTATGCGTACTCGTGATGCCCTCGTACTCGATCCTGAGTATGCAGCATTAGCGTATCTGCGACCATTCCAGACCAATGATATTGCTAAAGTTGGCGATGCTGACAAAAAGCAAATCTTGGCTGAATTGACCTTGGAAGTTCGCAATGAAGCTGCTCATGGTGGTGCTTTCGACTTATCTTGATAAATAGTAGATAAGTTGTAGAATAGGGGGTGGGCAAAACCTGCCCCCTTTCTAGGAGTCTTTATGTCAGAACTCGGCAAACGAGGTAACTTAGGTGTAGTAAACGGAGTAGTAAAAACAGCCTACGCAGATGGCGAGGGCGGTCTTATTATTAAGACAGAAACACAATTAGATGATTTTATTAACCATACAAAGGAACAATATAATCAGCGTAGTGAAAAGACAGGATGGGGAGATACCCCATACGATGCAAAGAATAAAATAGCATCATTACCTTTGGAGATTATTGAGACTCTAAATGTAATGGGAATTATGCGAGGCTTTCATATTACCGACCAAAAAGCCCTCAAGAAGTGGCTAAATAACCCTGATAATAAGGTATTTAGAACTAGAGGGGGTCAGGTATGAGAATCGCTATATTAATGCCAGCTAGAGGGCAAATGGAAGTCGCTACAGCGTTTGATTTAGTAGCAATGTGTGCGTATACCATTAAGACCACAAAACACGATATAGACCTGTTTACTAGCTCTGGAACGCTAATATTTGACCAGAGGAATAAGTTGGTAGAAACAGCACTAGAAAACAAGGCAGACTATCTGCTCTTTGTAGATGCAGATATGAGGTTTCCACAAGATACCTTAAAAATATTGATGGCTCACGATAAAGATATTATCGGGGTCAACGCAACTACAAGGGCAGAACCCGTTAACCCTACAGCTAGGAATATCCATATTAATGATGATGGATCGGTAGATTGGTTAGCGGTTTACTCCAATGCTAAGTCAGGCATTGAGAAAGTAGATGGGATTGGCTGTGGAATTATGTTGATTAAACAGAGTGTCATTAAGAAGATGGAAAAACCCTACTTCTACTTTGAGCAACTTTTAAACAACAAGATATTAGGCGAGGACATTTACTTTTGCATTAAAGCAAAGGATGTAGGAGTTGATACTTGGGTAGACCACGATCTATCCAAACAGATAAAGCATATTGGGCAGTATGTTTATGGATGGCATAACATCGAACTACCAAAAGATTAGGAAATCATGGCTTACACAAACTTTACCGATCTCAAAGCATCGGTGGCTAACTACTTAGGTCGATCAGACTTAACATCGGTTATCCCCGATTTTATTAGCTTTGCAGAGCTACGCATGGCTAGAGATTTACGCACTCGGCAGATGTTACAGTCAGCTACTGCGTTAACAGTAAGTGGTGATGGCAAAGTAGCCTTACCAACAAACTTCTTAGAGATTCGGGATTTACATATCCAAGGCAACCCAAGATACCCCATTACTTATATGTCTCCTAGTTTATTTACTAGGGATGCTCCGGCAGACGAGAGTGGTAAACCAATTTATTACACAATCTTGGCAACTGAGTTTGAGTTAGCACCAAAGCCAGATACAGCATATACATTGGAGATTCTCTATTATGCTAAACCTACTGTATTGTCTACTGGTAATGCAAGCAATGTATTTCTTGCTAATTATCCAGATGCTCTCCTCTATGCCTCGCTTTTAGAAGCAGAGCCATACTTAATTAACGATGCAAGAAGTCAGACATGGGCAACCCTGTACGACAGAGCAATTAAAAACATATCCGATGCAGACCAAAATGGCGAGTATTCGGGTGTTCCATTACAAATGCGCGTAACCTCACGATAAGGAAATAATATGGCTGAAATGTCAAACTACCTAGAGAATGCACTAGTCAATGCAACTCTACGAGCAACAACCTTTACCTCTCCTTCTGTAGTCTATGTTGGTCTCTATACTAGCGACCCAACAGATGCTAATACAGGAACAGAGTGTACTGGTGGTTCTTATGCTCGTAAATCTGCTACTTTTGGCGCGCCTTCTAATGGTGCAAGCGTAACTACAGCCGACATTACCTTTGACCAAGCTACAACATCTTGGGGAACAATTAGTCATATCGGTATCTTGGATGCTTTGACTACTGGAAATCTTTTGTATCACACACCTTTGACAACATCAAAGGCTATTGATACAGGAGACATCTTTAAGATTGCATCTGGTAGCCTTTCAGTTACCCTAGCCTAATGGCATTAACTCTCGAACAGTTAGATCAGTTCGGGACTTTAGAGCAAGTACCATACTCATTCGATCATACTTGGGAAACAGACGAAGTATGCGGTAATTGGAGATTAGAGGACATGGATTCCCTTGGGAATCTAGATCAACTAAATATCTCTTTTGATGATCCTGTATGGACTACTCTGTGTGTTAAGTTCCCATCTGCATCTATCACAGCAGATGCTACAGTTAGCGCGGATGGTGTTCGCCAACGCACAGGTGAGGCACTTGTTACAGCAGATGCTTCTGTTGTTGCAGCAGGACAAAGAACAAGAAATGCTAGTGCAGACATAAGCGCAGATGCAACAGTAGTCGCTAGTGGATCTGCTATCCGTACATCATCGGCAGACATAACAGCCAATGCCTCAGTAACAGCAGAAGCTGTAAGAGTATTGGTAGGCGAAGGAATAGTAAATGGAACAGCAACAGTTAATGCAACAGGAAACGGAATACTGGTCGGATCTGCTACTGTCGATGCAGAAGCAAGTGTGGCAAGTACAGGTATTCGAGTTAGAACAGGTGATGCGACAATTACAGGCAATGCAAGTGCAGAGTCTGAGGCTATTCGGGTTAGAACATCTGTTGCAGAAATAACAGGCACAGCAACAGTAACAGCACTTGGTGGTGTAGAGTACGCAGGAGAAGGCTTTATTATTGCTAATGCGTATGTAGATGCACAAGCACAAGCAGTTTATTCTGCTAATGCAGTTATTACAGCAAATGCCACAGCAGTCGCAAGTGGTAATGTATTAGGCGATAATTGGACAGACGAGACAGCAGGATCAGAGGCTTGGACAGGTATATCAGCAAGCACTACAACATGGACAGCAGAGACAGCAGGCTCAGAGTCTTGGACAGCTATTACAGCTACAACGACAACTTGGTCAAATATATCTAGCGGAAACTCACAATGGCAATAAGTAGAATAAATTTCGGGGAGTGGACTCCAGATCAACCAGGTATTACTAATGGTCTAAGACGAGCAGAGAATGTTTACTCTAAAGCAGTAGGCTATGGTTCTATTCCTACAGTAGTAGATTACTCGGCAGCAGCATCGGAAAACCTAAACAATGTAGTCGCAGGCAAAACAACAGCAGGTGCTACAAGTGTATTTGCTGGCGGTTCTACAAAACTATTTAAGTTAGATTCTGGCGATTTGTCATTAGAC